ATTTCTATTGCTGGTGGAGATACTTCCATTATCCACCTAGTGCTTTGAGTCGCATAACTGACTGTGCAATATTACCAATATTGCTTCTTGCTCTGCCGACATCTTCTTGTCTAGACAAAACACTTTCATAATCTCCTCTTATAGTTTCTTGTAAGTTAGATATAGCATCAAACTCACCTGGTAAAGGTTCTATTGTTCTTGTAATTTCTCCTGGTTCTCTACCAACAATATTTATCATGCCTTCTTCTTTATCAATCTCTGTAATAACTTTACCTGGAGCTGTAGTTGCAGTTACTTCAGGACCCTCAACACCAATTCTTGCTATATCTTCATCAGTGTAAAATTCTTTTTGTTCCAAATCTTTTAACAATACTTCGTAATAGTTTCTTTCACGAGTAGTAGGTTTTCTACCTATGGTATTAAATATTGCATCTACAGTTTGTAACCTAGTAGCTTTATCGCTTTCTCTATATCTATTAGGTACATAAATGTCTTCTCCAGGATTGAGTAATTCTAAATCTATTGAAGTATCGTAACCAACACCAGTAGAAAAGTTAGATGCTGTCATAGCTTTAATTAAAGCGTTTCTAGTTTCTCTACCTGGTCTACCATATTCTTGACTGTAATCTTCTGTAGAAAACCATTGTGTTCTAACTAATCTATCTTGTAAAGTTTTTATATCTTGTGTAGGTAATTTATCTAAAACTCTATCTTCATCACCTGGATAATACCAATTTCCACTAGAGTTTAATCCATTAAGATAGACATTTACATCTTGTAATATTGGTAACCCATTTTCGTATTTTTGTCCTGTATTTATTAAAGATGGATAACCAAAAGGAGAAGGTGTTGCAGTTGTTGTACTACTGAATGGAATGTCTTCACCTGTTTTATCAGGACCTGTTGCAATATTAATTAAACTTACTGGCTTATCTTCAGACCAACCTAAATTTATATAATTTTGTAACTCACTTTTTTCTATTTGTAAAGTTAATATTGTTCCATCTTCGTTTATTTTATATACTGTTATCATACTTTCCTCATTATGGTGTATATTGATATTCTACTAAGGATAAAAACTTTGTTCTATAAATTCCTGCAAACTCTGGGTGTTCTTCTACTACCTGTGCTCCCCAGTTAAATAAGTAATCTCTCATAGCTTGTCCATCTTCTGTTCTAGCAAGTGCAGAATATATTGCTGTATCTTCGTTCATTAATGTTTCTTTACCACTTACTGTAACTTTTTTCTTTTCTTCTCGTATTTTGTCAACCATATACATAAATCCTACATTATCATCATCTCCATACAAGAACTTTTGTAAACCTTTACCTGCATCTGTAGATGTTATTAATTCATCATTAGCTGCTTCTTTAAGTTCTTCAAATACGACATATCTACTAACAGGTTCTCGTTTAGGTAAATCTCTTGCAGAGGTTCCTAATGGGAATACTTCTAATAATTCATTTTTAATAACTGCAAGTTCTGCTTGTGCATCTTTGTTGTTCAACTGACCTGATGCCCTTGCCTCTCTAATTGGTCGTGATAAGTTATTGAAAATCATTCTATATGCAGTTTCTTGTGCTCTTTCTACTTTTTCATCAATAGTTAAAGTAACTCTTTGTCCTTCATCTACTTGGTTATAGAAAGAATTTATATCTAACATATCGTATTCATAAACATTAGGAGCGAACAAAGAAAATGTATATTCATATTTTTCTGCTGATTCTGGATGTGCTCTAAACCATTCAACCTCTTCTTCTGTAGAAGGTAGTGAATAACCTTTTGTAGTTGTGTTACCTTGTACTAAATATGCAGCAGTATATATTGAATCCCAATCTTCAGGAGTTCCACCAATTAATGATGCTATTGTTTGGTATGCTAGATACTCTTCACCAGGCTCTACAGTATTAAGGACTTGTCTAAATATTGCTGTTATAACTGAATTGCTAAAATAATCATCATCATATTTTCCAAACTCAAAATCAGCAGGCATAAATGCTTCAAGTACCTCTATCAAATTATCTTTATCAAGAAAATCTGATTGATTATCTAATCTTTCTTGTAACTGTAATTTAAATGTAGCTTCTGCTCTAGGTGAAGATGGTGCAATTCCTTTAGCCATACTTTCAAAAGTATTTAATTTTTTAGCTAATTCAATAGAGTCTTGTTCAAAAAGTTTTCTTCCTTCATCTGTCCTTGGGTCGTATGGTAAAAATCCCTCCATAAATGCTTTTGTCATTATCTTGGAAGCAACAGCTACATCATTAGCCCATGCTTCATCATTTAACTGACCTTCTGTTCCTGTATTGTAAGCTTGTTGCATATACACAGGTAACTGTCCAACTGTAGCACCTTCTATTCCTGGGTCACCTAAACCATAAGGAAATATTACATCTTCTACATCTTGTGTCCATTGTGACTCTGGCATAAATTTTTTTAAAACTTTGTATGCAAATCTCATAACTGGTCCTGGACCAGGTATAGGTGATTGTGTAAACAGGTTAGCACCTTGTACTGGTGAACTTAGTCTTATTTGAACATCTTCTTCTAATCCTGTTAAATCTCTATCTTCTAAACCAAATACATACTCTGTCAAATCAGTAGGAGCAGTTACATAAAACTTTTCTCCTGAAACTGGGTCAGTGTAAAAGAATCCATTGTTAGTTCCTTTGTCTGTAGCTAACTGTATTTTTCTTAGACCAGCTGGATTTTTTGCTAACAGTCTTGGATAGTTAAATACTATTTCTTTCCAAGGTTCTAGGAATGGAAACACTAATCTTAATGCTTCAGCTACATATCCTTTTTGATTTAGGTTGTACAGTAATTGGTCGTGCATAGTAAGAGCGTAACCTTTTGCAGCATCATTCATTTCATCAATAGTCAATATCATTTCTTTAGGTAATGTTTTCCTAGCATTTTCTAAAGAACCATATTTTTTAATAGCAGCGTTTTTACCAGCCACATACAATTCTTCTACTTCTTTAGGAACTTTTGATTGTTTAATTAAATCATCAAAGTGTCTAATAGCAGCAGCATCACCGAATGGTAATTGAGAAGCTATGTTTTGCCAATAGTACTGTGTAAAAGTTGGTATTCTTTGTAGTTCTGAATCAGGCAATTCTCCTAATGTATACCACAAATACTCTGATGCTTTATTAAAAAAACCTTTAGTTCTTTTAAAAAATTGTTTGTCAACAATCCAATCAGGTATAGGTAAAATATCAGGTGCTACATTATCATATTTATCATCTAAAAACTTTTTAAGCAACTTCTGATTAGCAGGTGTCCACCTATCAAAATCATCAAACACAATAGTGCTACCTTGATAATTTAATCTTCTGTCTGCAATGAGTGTTAATAACTCTTCATCACCTTTAGTTAAATCTAAAATCCATTCTCTATAGTCGTCTACATATTGGTTAGCATCATCTAGATTTGTGTATGGTTGCATTGGTTTACCATCTAAATCATATCTTGTATCGTTTAAATCGTTTCTTATTTTTCTTAGTGGACCAGACCAAAACTGTGATTTTGTTTTTACTAAATCTGTACCATCTAATAATTCTTTAGCTATTGATTGTGCTAAATCACTTTCCATTGGCCACTTTAAATTTACTTGCCAACCTTTTGTAAAGTCTGTTTTGTCAATAGTTCCTTTAGGTGTCTTTCTCCAACTGTTTTGTACAAACTCTTTTTGTGCTTGTTTACCAAAAACATTTGTTGGTCTATCTGCAACTATGCCTTGCACAACTTCATCATAAGCTCTTTTACTAGGAGTCATTCCTTTTCTAAAAGGAGCTCCAAGAATATCATTGTAATAATTAGCCCAAACCCAAGTAGACATTGGAGATTCTATCCAGTTATCTAAACCATCAAGACCCATTCTAAATTGTCCTTCTCCAAACAATCGTAAAGGCCAAGCAATTCTTGTAACTAATTGTGCTCCTGTCCATATTTTTTGCAAAGGCCACAAGGCATCAGGAATTCTTCTTATTGCACCAGGTGCAAAGTCTAAATAGAAATCAGCTTTTAGTTCAACATTTTTTATTAAATCTTGTATTGGTAATTTAGCTTTACTTGTTTCAGGTAAATCATCAATAAAACTTTTTGCTAATTTAGAAATTTTAGTTTGACCTACATCAATGTTTACATACTTTTCTATTGTTCCTAAAGCTCTTCTGATATCTAATGGTTTACCTAAACTCCATACATCATTAAAATGTTGTCCTACATCAAAAGGTGTTGCCATTGGTATTGGTGTTCCATCAGGTCCTGGAATACTTCTTTGTCCATTAAAGACTCTTTCCATAGGACTTAGTTGTCCACCCTCTGTTTTGCCTAATTTTGCCCAGTAAGATTTTATGTTTAAATCTCCTTTGCCTACACCTTGTAACTCTTTAAAGTATTCATCTACATACTTTAAAGTTTTACTTGAATACCCATCAGCTTTTAATAATATTTTAAGTTGTTCAGGAGTTTTTTCGTATAGAACTTTATTCATTAATGACCTATTACCTGCGACTGTATGCCCAGCAAACTCTTGCATGAGTTGATTAGCAATATTTTTAGGCATTTTAAATTCAACCATCCATTGATTGTATACTCGTACAGAGTCATCAATATCTTTATACGCTGCTCCAGCATCTGGAGTCCATTCACCAAATTTTGAATAAGCTGCTTTTGAACCTTTAACTTTTTTACTTAAAGCATCTACTAAGTTTTTGTTATAACCAAAACTATTTTTGGACCTTACTAAAGCAGGTACACCAACACCTTGATTTTTTGTGACAAAAGTTTTAAATAAATCTGTTACTTCATCTATGTTTCTTGCTTTAACTAAATTAAGAGCTAATTCAGTATCTTTTACTGCATCAAATATTCTTTTAAAATCATTTGAATCTGCAAATGCTTGTAAAAAAGTATTTGATTTTGGTGAAACTAAAAACTCATCAATAATTCCTGGTATTTTTTCTACATCTCCTGCTTTATATGCTTTCTGTACTTTACCTTGTACACTGTTAGCAAACTTAACACCTTTGTTTATTTTGCCTGCTACTAAAAATGGGTCAGTTGCAAGTACTTTATAAAAGTCTATTGCTCCTGAAACTCCACCATAGAGTTTATTACCTTGTTCTATGCCTATTAAATCCTCTATGTATCTTCCAGCAGTTATATTTCTACCACGATATTTATATGCTTCTTGTTGTTCTAGTGCTTCTGCTACAACTGGTCCTTGTGGAAAATAACCCTCACCAAAACTTTTCCATACTGCACCAGGATTTTGACCATCCCTTATTTTTTCTAAAGCAACACCTGCGACAGATGGTCCAGCATTTTTGTAGTTATCTGCAAAAGTTTTACCTACTGTTTTTCTTAAACCTGCTGGTGCTCCTTGTCCTAGAAGTCCAGATAAAGTTAATCCAAAACCTGCTATTTGACCTATTCTATCTGCTTTATTTGCTTGTTCTCTAGCAACAGCAACATCATACATTGTTACATTAGGGTCGCCTTGTTGTGCTCTTTGTGCTAATTGTTCAGCTTCTATTCTTTTTATTTCTCCTATTGAACTAATAGGACCTTCAAATGTATCACTTGCTGTTTTTACAAAAGCTCTAGATGGCTTACCAACAGTACTATTAGCTAGAGATTCTCCAACAAGTCCTAGTAATCTAAACATTCCTTTAAACTTTCCATAAACAGGTTCATCTGAATAGGTACCTTTATTCCAAAATTTAGCTCCTTCTGGTAGTTTAAACTTTTGTCCTATACCATTAAAAACTTTTCCATAAGTTGAATTAAACATTGCTGAATTTAAAACATCATTACCTTGTGCATTAGGAAATACAGGTTGTGATTTAGGTATAGCTTTATACTGTAGTTTTAAAAGTTCTTCAAATGCTTTATTATCAAGTCCTTTTAAAACAGCAGATGATACTAGTCCTGATGCTGCAGTAGGGTATAACTCTGCTAACTCTTTAGTTCTTTGTACTTGGTCTAATGTAAATTGATTTTTCTTTTTATTATAAGATAATTCTAGTGCTTTACTTTTTTCATTTATTTGATTGTACTCTTCACCAAATGTGTATGGACCAACAGATTGATTTGCCATAATTAAAAACTAAATGTTTGTCTTAAAGCATCTACATCACTATTGTCAGCTAAATCTGCTAGAACTAAATAATCTAAATCTCCTGCTTGTGTAGGAGATATGTTATTTACAAAAGCACCAGCTGTTAAATCTTCGTTTGGTCTTTCACTTTCTCTTTTTATATCTAATAGATTACCCATGTTCATAGGTGCAACTGCTGTAGGTTGACCACCTGCGTTTGATGCAACTGCTGTTTCCTCTTCTATTGATTCTACATTTCTAGTATTATCTTGACTATTTGCAGTAGATGCAGGAGGTATAGCTTGATTTCTTTTATCTATAGTAGGAATCATTTTATTAACATCTTCTGTAGTCCCATAAGTTAATCCAGTATATTCTGGTTTAGCTACTGTTTTTTTTTGTTTACTCCTGGTCGCCATCATCATCCTCATCATCAAAAAACATAAATGTAGAACTTATAATCATATAGCCAAAAGGAAATACCATTGGTGGCATTTGGTCTGTATATGTTTTACCTTGTATTCTTTCTTCTAAGATAATATCATCACCTAGTTCATCAACATCAATTAAACAAAAATCTACTATATCTTCAAATTTATTATTAATAGACATTATCCTCCTAATCCACCAAGTAGTTCAGCTATGCCAGGTGGAGGACCTTGTGGTGGCAAGGCACCTCCTCCAAGCAATTCTTGTTCAGGTTGTGGTATCTCTGGCTCTTCTGCTGTAAAGAACTTATCTAAAATATTTTGCATATCATCTGGATTCTTTCTTATCTGCACAACAGCCATAGTTGCTTTAGGGTCACCTTGTTGAGCTTGTGCTAACAAAGTGTCAAACAGTATGTTATCTGCTTTTTCTTTTGTAATTCTATCGTTAACTCTAACAAGGTTATCTAAACCATCAAGGTTTTCTTGTAAAGTTTGTTTATCAATAATACCAGCTTGTAGTAACTGTAATCCTGTGACTATCTTCTGTGGTTCATCATATCCAGCCATAGCTCCATATACTCTGCGTGTTTTATAGGAAGTTATGTCTTTACCTGGGTCGTATGTTTCTGAATAAAAGGTATTGTCCATATAACCAGATAGTGATTTAGAATTACCACCATACATTTTTGCATCCCACTCTAATCGTTTAGTGTCAATCATTTCTATAGCATCAGACATTACTGTGTGATACTCTCTAATCATAAGTGACATAGATGCACCTAACTCTTCAAGTCCTCTACCAGTAGCAAATGCTAGTGGTGACTGCGAATCATCAGTTGTAGGATACGAACCACCAACACGAAGTTGTCGTTCTATTCTATCTATCTGTTGGAAAATCTGATAAGGAACATTAGATGATGGTTTAGAAACTTGTGTTCCTGGAGCTAGATAGTTTACTGCAAATCTACCTTTTCTATATTGTCCAGATTCTATCTCTCCAGAAATGTTAGTTTCTGTAAACACTGCATCTTCCATTGCTATTATTGACATCACATTAATTTTTGCCATAGAAGCCATAAGCCCTATGATTTGGTCATACTGTCCTTGCAATCTATCAAAGCTAAATTTCTTAGCTATGACAAAGGCAGGTCCACTATCAAGTGGGTTTGGTATGAAGTCAAGAATAGTTGCAGAAGTCATGTGGAAAATATATGTACCTTCTAAGTTATAATACTCTGCAATTAAGTCACCTTCGTTGTTACTGTTAGCCCAAGAACCATTGTATGAGTCAGTATATGCAGAAGCATACGCACTACCTACACCTTTAAAGTCTGTGTTGTACGCATCTTTAGACATAATTTTATTTGCAAATTGTGGATAAGTCCTTGCAAGAGCTTCTTTAGGAACTCTACGAACAATAGCCATATCTTTAGGTTGTTGGTCTGCACCAAAATATCCAGGGTAACAGTTGTATGGGTCACGAAGTTCTGCACAAGGGTATGGTGTACCATTAGCATCTTTCTTTTCTCTGATTACCCATACAGAGAAACCATAACCTGGTAGCCATCTACCAACTTGTGGCATTTGTAAATCTAGTTTTTGTACCTCATCATACGCATTAACAATCCTTCCAATCTTTTCAGCTTTCTGTCTTGCTCTATCGCTATCTTTACCATTGGGTACATCTACTTTTAAGTTAGGAATACGACCAATCTTTTGTGATAAATGCTCTAGTCCTGACATCATAAGGTTTGGTACAGGTACTTGCCAGTCTTGAAATCCTTTTAAGTTGTCACCTAGTAAAGCCTGAATACCATCAGGTCCACCATTCATAATTGCACGAATACGACCTCTAGTGCTGTAAGCAGCTTGGTTATCAAAATGCAAATTAGTTATTGCATGTGTCAATTGTTCAGGTGTCATTCTATCCCCAAGGGCTTTCGTTCATATCGCTTATGTCCCATTCTCCAAAACTAGGTTCGTAATCTAATCCTACCTCAGCTAGTCGTTCTTTTCCAAGCCTTCTTATAACTTTCATTGGAAACCAACTAGCCATTACTACATCAGATTTATAACTTCTAGCTTTACTAGCTCTACTAGCAGCACTAGAAAAATAAATTAACTGTCTACGATATATATTACTCTTTGTTTCGCTTTCTGTGTCACCATAAGGTAAGTTTATTAGTTTTTGTTCAAACAACTGTTGCATACTTCCTACACCATAAATAGGGTCGTATTTGTTTTTCTGTGTCTGATGACCTTCTAAGTGAATACCATTTCTACCACAGTAATCTTTTAACTCTGTATCTTGTCTAATAGCTTTCTGAAAACCATTCTCTTCAATAACCCAATGAGATAGTCCATACTTATCGTGCCATTTCTTTATAGACTTACGAGCTTGTATAACACCTCCACCTTGTTCATTTTCTATATCTACTAAAAACATTTCTCCTGTATCTGGATTAGCAGCCCACAATACACAAGCCTGAAATCCTGTAGATGCTGGGTCAAGTCCTGCAATTAAATGTGTTCCTGCAGGTACCTGCCCAATAACTCTGTTTATATCTCTACATTGGTCTATATCTTCTGAGTTAAACATAGTAATACCTTCTACAAATGCTTTGTTAAGATATACCATTTCAAATATTGCTCTACCACCAGTTGTATCAGCGTTTGCTTTCTGACCCATTAACCATTTGTAAGTTCTTTTACTTGCCCATAGCATACAGTCTTGATGTACTTCTAATTCTGTTTCAGGTAACACACACTCTAAACTATGTGCCTCTTCTACTTTTGTATCAAACTGTGGGTTCTCTAACAAAAAGTTATATAAATCTTCTGGATGTTGCCTAGAGCCAATAACAACTACAGCAGTATGTTCCTCTTTCCTGGAAGATAATGTTGTAGTCCACCATTGCCTGGTCTGCTCTCTAGCACTAGGTTGTATTGTTGTACCATGGTCCTCAATGTCATCAGCAATAATTAAGTCACAGTCACGAGAAAGTATCTTTCCACCTTTACCAACAGCTACCATAGTCGGACTCTTAATACCTGTAATAGTTCGTGTACCTACAGTAAACTGTCCAGAACTCCAAGACTTACCACTTCGTACTTTAGGTTGAAACTTTACACCAGGTCCACATATCTCTTCTACTAACAGTTCATTATTTTCTAACTGGTCAAGTACAGAACCTACAGCGTTCTTAGCTATGTCCTCATTACCACCAACCCACATAATTCTGATGTTAGGATTTTTACATATCTGCCATACAGCAAAGTGTGTCAGTAAGTCTGTCTTGCCATGTCGTGGTGGGCTAAGTATCATTTGTTGTCCACCATTTTTAATAGCATCCATAATAGAGTTTATCCAACCCTCATGGAAGTCTGCTGTTTCGTAGAGGTCACCTGTTTCTGTTTTAAAATACCTATCTCTAAAATCTTTAAAATCCTCTAAGGACTTAATTGTTTCTTGTGATAACTCCCAATCTTCTCTTGCTGCAACTACTTCTTTATCTTGTAGATAAGCTGTATACATTTTAGTTACAACACTTCTACCTATCTCTAGCTTGTCAGCTACTTGTTGATGTGTAAATTTTTTATTTTCTAAAGCAACTGCATACTCTTTAACAAACTGTTCATAGTGTTGCCCTCTAGCTGCAGCTGTTTCTTTTGGTCTAACAGGAGGTTTATCTTTTTTATTCTTTAAATAGAAAAACCTATTCTTACATTTCTGTGAACAATATACAGAGTTGTTTCTACTTTGTTTTCTACACTGCTCCCCAATAACATCATTAAGTTTACATATTGGTCTAGGCATTATTTATTTTTTATTTTTAGGAAGTTTTTTTATCTTTCCATTTTCTGTTCTAGCAAACCTATGTGTCTTTGTTTCTCTACTAGGGATAAGGGTGCCACTATATCTTTTGCCACCATACATCCAACTTACTTTAGCCATTCTCTCTCCTTACCAAGCTCTACACGACCAATATCGTGCAGATGTTTTATCCTTAGCTGTGCTGCATTTGTGTCT